ACGACCCCACACTCTGTTAACGATCGTTGCTGCGTGAACCAAGAGATCGATGTACATCTGCTGATCTTTGTTTATCACAACGGAGGCAATTTGACTATTGGTGGCGGCTGTTACAAATCTGCATACAACATCTTCTAATTCCCGGATATGCATCTCGGGCATGTTGTAACCTTCCATCACTGCACGCAGGATTGTGCTAGTGAGAGGATTTTCATCACAAGGACTTGCGTCAACTCGTGAGTGCAGACCACTGTACAAAGGAATTATGTCACCGGCAGGGTTTACCTTCTCAACTGAATTGAATTCAGGAGTCTTCTGTCGGATGTCAGTCACAACCAAGTCATTGGCCTTAATGAGCACTGATGCAGTGCATTCTTTGTCGGCCAGAGAGATTACGTGAGCTGCTGTAGGATCTTTCATCACAGCTGCTGTCGGTATTATGAATGTTGGACGAGTCGCGGTTCTAAACGCGTCAAGAAGTCCATTCACATCATCGACAGCAACAATATGCATATCTCCATACATACAACGCTCCAACGTCTTCTCATCTCCAATAACTATGTAACGTCCACTGTAGGGTCTCACTTGGCCAGTGTAGTGTACTTGGCCATTGTGGGTCATAGCCAGAGCTTTGCGTTCGCCAGTCACCTGCAACAGGTTGTCAGCATGGGTCTGAACCATGCAATTGTACCAACTAGCTTGCCCTCCCAACATACGCGCCAACATATGTCCATTGTCGACAACGCTTCCTGGTGTGTTCTTACACAACCATTTGTCTGTGGGGAGGATACCACCTGAGGAGAAAGACTTTCTCTTGTACTCAGTGAAGGTAGTATCGATGGTACAATCCCAGGATTTTGCATACGTATACCGTCCTCGAACGATTTCATATGTGCAACTGATACCTGGTGATCTGTATTTGACGGAGCAATGCTCTGTATCCTTACACGTGTAGTCTGTACTGAACTCACTGAAGACAGATGCTCTCTGAAAATCGTATGGTATCGCCTCATCAACAAAGGTATAGTTGTTATGGGCTTGGACGAATGCAGAGGCAATGTGTTTGTCCAGGAGGACCTTATTCTCATCGAGGGAGTTGAAGGTCTTGTAAGGAGTGATGGTTGGGTCACGGTCCATGTTTACGTAGGTTCCTGTGGCTAGTATGATAACCAGTAAGGTGATGCCGAGCTTTACCTTTGAAGTGCGTGCTCTAGGCTTCTTAACCTCTTCTACGTCTTTGCTGAAAACATTGGGCATGTAAAGAACAGCAGTGCTAAAAATAGCTGATGCACTCTTAGCTCTAATGTAAAGGTCGTGCCAAACAGCAAACGAACCTATTAGTGCCACGGTCAACTGTATGCATTGTTGGAGATTAAACTTCTGCATCTGTTTCCGTAGGACCTTAGAGGTGCATATGAGGACTAGTGGGAGCACAATCATGCTGGCAACAATGTACATGTTCCAGACATAGAGGGAGTGTTTGACTGTGACGTCCCAGCGGGTGATCGTAACCATGGTAGTGGTAGGTAGCCTGAACAGCAAGTTATAGAACTTAGCCCATCCTGCAATTGCGAGAGCGATGACAATGAACCACTTCTTACACGCAAATGCTACTAGCAGGGAAGCTACAATAGTGTGCACTGCCATCACCGAATACTCCATCTTGAAGATGAGGGTATAGATGTATAAGAACAATTGGTACGGTGAGGCTTCCTTGAAAAGTGATAGTGCAAACACTGTGACAGGCAACATTTCTGTGGCTATCTTAGAGTAGACAGCGATACCACAACCCATAGCCAGGTACTTCCAGCGCCTAGTAATAAGGGCCAGGAATGCGATGATGGAGGCTCCAATCAGGGCATACTCAATCTGTGAGAGCATTGCTGCACAGAGAATAATGGCGGTATGGGTCTTGCCAAACAGATGTGAGGCGATGTAGACTGGCATGAAGTACGTGAGTACATTCAATCCTGAGAATTGCTCTACGAGAATGACGATGTTGAAAGCGTTTCCTAGAATACCGTCAATCTTCATCAGGTGTATACCAGACCAAGAAAAGAATAAGTCTTGTACTCTGAGCGATCCTTTCAGCACTTCATAGAATGTGATTGCGATCAACATTATGGAAGCTGAGAAGAGGGCAAGATAATAGTTCACGGGCACGAGAATGGCGACACCAATGATGCATAACATGTAAGCGGTAGGGTTGCTGGGCATACGGAGATGCAGAGGATTTTCATCACTCCGCTCGTAGTACAGCTTCACTCCGAACTGCTTTGCATAGGTATCAAGCTCTTCATGTGGGACATTGTCATCCACCTTCAAGTACCTTGTGTTCATATCTGCATTGTCAATCAGACCGGAGGGCGGGAAAGGAAGTTCATCAACCTGCTCAGCTCCGGTTCGCTCGTAAACGAATTGATAGTCTCCATCGGGAGTCGGTATCGATGAGACTATAGTGTTCGCATTGATCCTGGTCCATGACAAGTGGGGTTGGTCAAGGATAGGATGGAACATCTTAGAAGACTTCTTAATGTAGTAGTTTCTTGGGTTTTCGGCTGCTGGAACCTCATCTCGTGTCAAATACACCCTAGGAACGGCGTTCTTTTGAGCAACAAACCAACACGATGAGAGTTCAGTCGGGTCTTCACAAGTACCCTTGTGATTACAGCGGCAGGTCATGCAGAAGTGACTTTTGTAAAGTGTTCTGRCAATCGCACACAAATTAATGATAGCGAGACCTACAACGGCTAAGGTATTGTCCGCCTGGAAGTAGTCATGCAACGAGAAGATGTACAGCAAACTAGTCAGAGCAACAGCCTGTCCCAAAGATTGAACAAGCAAATTATGTTTAAACTGACGTAGAGCCATGACACCAACAAGTTGAGCCACATGCAGGGGAGACGTTATACCAGAGACTACGGCCGCTAGTAAGAGCACAGGGTGTAAGACTGCACCTAGCAAAGGTATGATGTAGGCAGAGGTACCAATAGCAACTGTCCAGACAACTAGCGCTGAAACCCACACAAAGGCGAGCACAGATTTGTCGACAGAAACGAAAGGCACACTCACTAATGCTATTAATCCACACACCATATTCGTCCAGAAGTGTCCAGGGGTAAAGTGAACAATCGGTCGGGTCCAGTTTGCAGTGTCAGTCGTAGCAACTGTGTAGCCGTCAAACCATAGCTTGGTAGCGTAAATGGTGACAAGTAGTGGCAGCCAGAATGCAAGACAGGATGTCCATGAGGAAAAGAAGTCTGCGGCATAGGAGTTTTGGAGCCATTCACTGATTGTGTCCCGGTCAAGGGCAGTGACATTCTCATACACTTCCTTAGCTTTTGCAGAAGGGCCGCGTACGGCGACATCATGCACTGTCTTCTTCACAGTTTCAACTGTGGTCTTCACCTTCTCCATCTGCTTCTTCACAAGTGGGTTATCCAGAACCTCTTCGCAGATGAATTTTTGAACTCGCTTGGTTACTTTGGGTTTTGCTTGTCTCGCCAAGAGCTTAAGGCGCTGCCATTTCCGTAGAGTGACAGAGTAGACTTTCTTCTTGATGCTCATGCAATACCCACCAACCGTGTTGAGTTTCATGTCCCCAAAGGTGGCATAAGAATACCTGAACACAGCTCCATCAACTGTGTGTGTGACTGTGCTCCCTCTCTGCTCGTAGTGGTATACGTCGAGGTCAGGTAGTTCTTGCACTGTGCTATATTTATTGACGAGCACAGCATCATCGTCTTCAATCTGGTAGACTCTGCATTCAAAGTCTTCATCCTCAGATTCCGTAGAACAATCATGATAGCTATCGCTGTCATCATCAGTCTCGGATTCAGTGTCAGAGGTTCCCGTCTTAGGGGTGTCCTCAATCTTCACTGCCTCACAAGTCTGAGACACATCATCGGTGACGGAGCTGGGCTCAACATCCTCCTCTGCTGTGGCACCATTGCAAACTGGTACTGCATAGGCGTCTTCGACAGAGCTCTGTGTCACACTGGCGGTGGACATGAGTGGTTCTGTCACTGAAAATTCTACTGCATGGCACTCACTGGTAAGAGTCTCAAATGCACCCGCTACTTGGTAAGCCACTGTGCGGGGGAAAAGGCAAGGAGCCTTGAAGATGTAGTTTCGCTGTTTAGCATAAACAACTTGAGGGAGCTCTTCTTCAGAGTCCTCATCAGGTGTGCAACACACCTCTTCAGATTGTGTCTCATTTTCAACAACACTTGTCTCCTCTGTGTGAGCTTCAGTGGTGTCTAGCATGATCTCCTGTTGGAATTCATTCACTGTCTTGAGCCACTCCTCCACTTCTGAGGATTTGGGTTTTGCAACCTCTGGGAGTGCAAATCTTTCTAGAAGACCCACACGCTCAAATTCGACAGACTCCTTTCGCTGCTCAGCATAGGAGTACAACAGCTCGCTGCTAAGAATGGACTGTGCTGCTGCCATGAGGTCAGACTCGGTATCAGACTCACTATCTACAGTGGATGTAGTTGGAGTTGTCCCGGCAGTGTCACTGTTCTTGCTGCTAGTGAAGGTCATGCTCTTGGTGACATCCATGTCCACTTGTTGGACAATTTGAGCCCAGGAAATTTTGGGCTTCAGGATCTCAGGTGTTGTTGGTTTGATGAAAGTGTTTACAGGTTTGGCAACCTCACACACCTCACTCTCAGGGGCCTTTGATGGCTTTACCAGGGCTACCGGCCTTACCTCCTCTTCGGCTTGTTGAGTGCACCGATCAGCGGTAGAGAGTGATTCGTCATCGACGGTGGATGGTACTGTGGGCTGGTTCTGGGTTTTTATCCCATGAGCAGTCTGTCTCCCAACAGTCCTCTGGATCTTTGCTCGAAGATCCATAAGCATCTGACCATGCCTATTCTCGCCACCGTTGAGGCCACCCCAGAATTTATCTTGCGTCTTTTCAACGAGCTCAGCTGTGCCTGTTGCTAGAAGGGCGTTGCGAGCTTCTGGGGATGAGAATTTGATTTCAAGCAGTCGCTGCATGATGGCCAGGTTCTTTGCGAACCACTTCTTCAGGATCCACTGAGGGACCTGACTTGCCTCAAGCCTTGCATGCTTTTGTGCAGCGTAGGGGTCCTTCCCCATGTAGCTTTCGAAACCGCAGATTTCGGCCTTGTGATCCTGGTAGAGAAGCTCCACACAGGCTCCATCCCTGTCAGTCCACATGTTAGAGAACACATGATTGTGCCCAGAATACTCAACTTTTGAAAGACTTCTGGGCGCAGGGGAATCTGCTACAGTTACATCCATGGTAACGAGCTTTTCAGCAACTGGTGCCTCAGCTTCCTTCTTCATGGGAATGTCGACAACTGGTGTCTCATCAGGTGTCACCTTAGGTTTAGGTGTATCCTGGGTCTTTGCAACCTTAACTGTGAAAGGTGCAAGACGGCTCGCTAGGTCAACGAGCTTGCCAGAAGGTCCAGCTCTGGTGTACTTGGCAAGGCAAACGCCATAGTAGTTTCCAGGCTCTTCCAATTCAGGGTTATCCTCTCCGAAATATGGGATTCCAAAAATCTCGGAGTTCCAGCACTTGGCGGCAAGATGCTGAGCGATGATGGGCATTACTTCCATTACATCCTCAGAAGTGATCTCTGGATAGGGCATCTTGGTAACCTTTTCTAGGCAATCCACAACACTTTCGTACTTCTTGTGCTTGAACACGACAGGAGTAGTGTGTGGGTCGAGTGGGGAGTCCATGGCATCAGTGGTCCAACGCCCTCGGCACTCAAGTTCCTGCAAAGGATGCATGACAGTGTAGTTCGTGTGATAAGGGACTTCGCCACTATGGTAGCCAAGTACAACCTTAGGGGTTTTGAAAGTGTGCCCCGACACGTAGTGGACCTTGTTGTCACACTTGCTGTCCTTGCAGTAGAGGCAACCCTTTTCAAGTGGTACAGCCTCACTGAGCAGTACGCCTAGTACATTCTTTCCGCGGCCATTTAGGATGCCCCAGAAGGTATTGCGGCTAAGGCAGGCTACGGGGTTCTCCGACAATTGGAGAGACCCTAGCCACTTCAAATCCTCAACGCTGGCAGTGCAGTCGCCTTGACAATCCTCCTGAGTGCAACCAGACCTGGCACACCTCGCGGAATAGTAATCCATCCAGTCTCCATCGACTTCGACCTCGGTTGCGCAGACATCGTCATACGCGAGTGGGCCACAGTAGTCGTGTACCTGGTTGGTGTATGGGTGGTAGTCAAGTCCTATGAAGCCATGTTTGCCATATATAACCTTGACATTCTTCAGGTCGAAGTGCAGGGTGTATGCAGCTTCGGCACTGATTTGCCTGTGGAAGCGAGGTACAGTGTACTTTGTGTTGGGAGGGGCCACGAAGGTAGCCTTGACTTTGTTCGCAATTATGTAACGCGCGACATCGTCCTCAACCAGCACCTGGAGTTCCTTGCGTCCTGCCAGAAATCTGATCAGAACGTTGTACCTGCTGTAGCCTTCCTCAAGCATGATGACCGTGTACACACCAATCTTGGTAATAACACCGGGCTTCACTGAGTCAACCTGACCTAAGTCTTCTGGAAGGTTCCTGCTTGGTAGCACTATTAACCTGTCTCCCTTACCCTTGAATGTGGGGCTAGTAAGTTTAGCCACAAAGGTATTGTTCAGGAAGTCGAGGTCCTTCGACAGTTGCTCATTCAATGCGTCGCCATCGGTGTCAACATCAGTTCGGTGATAGAGGGGTCCTGCCCTTTCAGCAAAGTCCAAATCTACAGAATGGTCAAAGCCGGGCACTTCTCCTTGGGACTCATAGGATCCTTCATCGGAGGCATTTGTGTCATCATCGGTGTTTGTCTCATCAGTGTAGTCACAAGTATACCCTTCCTGGCAATTCTGTTCCTGGAGATCGTTCAGCTGAGCCTGGACCTCATCAGGGATTGACAGGGATTCGGAGGATTCTTCCTCAATAGACGACAGTTCATCGCCAGTATAGTCTTCCCACTCGCTAGAGCTGTTTGACTCTTCAGCCCAATTATTTCCCTGGGCTGGCATGCAGTTGAAGATCCTGTGTCCATTGACAACAGAGAACCCTTCTGCGCCACCATCAACATGGGAGGAAATTGCCCTCCGGGTGTCTTCGTCAGTAACTGAGTGTCCACCATCAGCAATCGGGAGGCTGTCTGAAACAGCGGCTGCAACCGGCTTTTGGCTTTCGAACACCATGACAGTCAGAGGACGGCATTCACTGGTCGACCTTGCTGGGAGGCGCCCTGAAGACGCAGCTGCTACCAGGTCGGAAGACTGCCTGCTACCATCGACGGATCGGGAGCGGGCGCGTGAGACGCGTTGAGGGAGCGGAGCTACAACCTCGGTTCCGGATTTGTTCACACCAATCGTAGCCATTTTTCAGACTATGCACCAGTGTCGGTCCTGCGTTCGTTTTTGCGTAACCGCAGTGTTACGTGGTCTCTCAAACCTTGCCTCTTGGAGGTGGCACGTACGTGACCGTGACGGCCAAACGGGATTAGTTTGCGTATACTAGGTATAGT